ATCACTACCATTACCACCATTTCCCGTGTCGCTTCCTGGTGTGCCTGAACCAGCGTAAGTTTGATCCGCCCTTAACCAACCGTTAAGTCCAGATGCACTATCAATATTTGTTCCAGGTGCTGCGATAAACACACCACCAGAAATACCAGAACTAGTAATGCTCAGTTCAAAGTTAGCAACCGCTCTTCTTTGGAAAGCAAAAGTTAAGTATTGAGTTCCGGTATCACCACTTCTATCTGGGCCTGCAGGAAGATAACCACTTGAATAATCGGTGGTATCATGCTTGATGACTCCAAGTCTAACTGATGCTTCTTGCGTCCCAGAAACTCCTGGATCAGATGCTTCTGAGTAAAGACTATTTGTGTAGAAGTTAGAAACTCCAAAACCAGAATAATCTGGAGTGTTAGTTGTTTGTGCGCTAAAATCAAAGATTCTTACGCCATCATTAGTCAAATCGCCGTTTCCAAGAGAATCAGAAACAGCGATTGCAGTTTCATTAATTCCACTTTGAGAAGCAGTATGAACTTGAATATTGGTTGCGATTGAAGAACTATAGGAACTAGTTCCATTTACATTCTTTGCTCGAACTTTAACTCTTCTTACGGTTCTAACTGATGATGAAGTGATGGGAACTGTTAGACTTCCAATCGCATATGCTGATGCTGTTCCAGTATTTACTCTCGGAATACCGCCATCAAGCATTGTGGAAGAACCATCAATCTGTGCGTAGGTATATCCAGAATTGTTTATTGCACTTGCAGATGTTCCTTCTTGATTTGATCCATTATCAACCTCGACAATGTCATTTTGATCTGTATAACATTGTCCAACAAGATGATCAATTTCTACTCCAGCAAGAGTAAGTGTTGGTGATCCAGAGTTATAGTATGGAATACCGGAAACATATCTGAATGTTCCTGCATTGTTTTGTGTAAGAGTTGCGCTGGAAATATCAACTGAAGGAGTGGATGTTAAATCATCTTTTATGAATCCTACGGTATTAGTATTTCCTCCAGTGCTATGCTGAAGTTGCATACTATTAGTTCCAACAGATAGTCCACTAACTGCTTTTTCGACTCTTGCCTTAAATCCTTTATATAAACCAGGATAGAAGGTACTATTAGCAAATGATGTCGATGAACCTCCAGAAGTTAATAGGTTATAATCACTTTCGGAGTCAATCGTTAGACTTGTATAAGTTCCACTATCGTTACCACCTGTTAAGACTCTTTGTCCATCAGCAGAACCATTAACAGTTGCTGTCAAGGTTCCCGAGTCGGCATTATATGCAAATGTTGTGATTGGGCCTGCAGTTGCAGTGCCAGAGGTAACACGAGTAACAGAATCTGCAGTGCTGATTCCAGATGCTCCGGATGCATTGTCAGTGAATCCAGCAGCTGCTTTTGGATTTGTACCAGTGCTACTTACGTTACTAAGAGTTTTGGAACTTAAAGTATCGGGTTCTGCAGGGGAATCGTCATAAACCTTTAATTGAACAGTTCCAGAAACGGGAACTACTCCTGGATTAGCAAGATTGTGCTTATTAATCGTAAGTGTCAGAGTATCTCTGCCAGTACCACTTAATGTACCATCCGCCCAAGTATGTTGTAATCTATCTGCTGATGTGCTTGCACCACCACCAACAGTGTTACTTGAGATGAAACTATTCGCAGAACCATCACCCCAGTCAACGGTATAGGTTGCACCTGATCCAACTTGAGTAGCGTTTGTGGTGTTATTGTCTAAGTAGAGTGACTGTCCCTCTACAACATACAAGTCATTTCCACTAAGTGCGCTCCCGCCAGAAGATGCTCTAAAGAGATCGAAAGAAACAGATGGATCGGGAGTATAAACTGTAATATAATTTGTTCTAGATGCAGAAGCAGAATGTCCTGCACCTGCGCCAGAGGTATTTTTAGCAACAACACTTACACTAAATGCTCCACCATTCTCTTGATCATAAGTATGTGATGGTGTAGAGTCTGATGTTGTATCAAGAGCAGTTCCATCTCCCCAATCAATATCAAAACTATTAGCGTTACCGTCGTGAAATGTACTCAGAGTGACAGTGAAAGGAGAACCACCAGCAGTAGAGTTTGCAGTAAATGCAAGTCCAGTAACAGCAGTGTTTCTAATTACATTCAGAGCAAGTTCATTTAGATCATCAATACTATCACTAATTTTGGTTGAACTGGTAAATGTATTTAAAGCAGCAGGTTCTGAATAACTTCCATCAGTCGGAGAACCTAATGTCATTGCTGAACCTTCGCCAGCAATGGTAATATCTACAGTATCAGTATCTGCGTTATATGCAAATGTATTGCCTGCACCAATAAAGTTCAGATTTTGGACAGGGCCAGTGGTGATTACATTTCCCGATGAATTAATACCAATGTTAAATCCACCAGAAGCAGTTACAATACCGGTGATATTTAAATCAGATGTAAATTCAGATCCCCAAGAAAGAGTTCCTGACGCATCTGTAATTAGTAGTTTTCCTGCTTCGGGAGTTTCTGGGAAAGTGTAAGTGGTTACACCACTGAGAGTTGCAGGAGCTCTTAAATTAATACTGTTAGAGCCGTCCTTATCAACAAGTTTGAACTCTAAAGGATTGGTGCCATCCTCTCTACCCCAATACCTACCTGAACCATAGAACTGGTTTGTGGCGGTTTCTGACGATAAACCGATGTATAAATCGTATTTGTCAGTGGTAAAGCCAGGTTCACCTACTCTGAGTCCAGGTAGATTAGCAAACGCACCTCTCTTAAACTGAAGTACTGGAGAAGTCATTTAACCTATAATTTTTTCTTGTTACTATTTAGATATTTTTAAAACGAGCCTCCATCAAGATCAATCTTATTATCAAGTTCAATATCGATTTGATTGATGAAGTTATCTGGAAGAACAGCATCTGCTGCAGCAGTAGTTAATACGTTATCTGCTGGAACTAAAACAAATTTTTGTTGAGAAGCATCATATGTCAAAACATAATTGTCAGATCCGGGCAAATTGGAAACTGAAACGTCTGCAAGTTCTGATAAGTTCTCCGCCACTACGGTTTTCTCCTGAGTTACGGTAAATTTTTGTGTTCCTGATCTTCTTACTAAGTAATCTGGCATTTGTTTACCCTATAGTGGTATTTATGATATACCTGCAGTAACTAGTGCCATTCCTTGAATGACTCTTGTTTTGTCACCACCCGCTGCAGTCAACAAGATATCATAAAGATATCTTCCCGATTCCATTGTTGCTGTAGTCTCATCAGTCATGGAAATAGTAATTTTTCCAGTTGAAGATTCAATAGAAGTAGAAAAAGTATATGCTGTTCCTGCAGTAGGATGCTTTTTTGCTTTCGCAACAGCACTTGCATTACTCATATTAAAGACGGAACCATCACTATTTGTAATAGTAAAGGTTGATGTAAAGTCTGCACCTTGTTCAATTTCTATGTTTACTGCAGGTACTGCCATGACACTTTTTTAACTATTTATTTTCTTTGTTTTGCTTCAATAATTTAGCAAGATCAGCAGTTGAACCAACAAAGAGTGCGTTTGTGACATTTGTTGGGCCTTTTGATTGAGATTCTTCTTCAACATCTTTAAGTTTCTTCTGCAAATCAAGAAGCTTATCAGTTGCATCGGCAACGCTTTTGATTAACTGTCCAGCAACTTCATATGCTCTTGCTTGCTCAGTTTCTTGTGCTAATTCTAGAATACCGTTAACTGCTTCTTGCCCCTTTTCAATCAAAGAATAAAGATTTCCTCTTGTGTACTCATAATCCTTTCTAGTATCAGACTTTATTGCATCTACTTCTTTCTGAACAGGTTTTACTTGTTCAGGTTCGCTTGATACAATCTCACTTGACACATCAAATGCTTCGTTTAAACTATCAAAACTCATGATACCGTACCATCGAATCCGAAGTCATCGCCAACCTCAATAAGGGCATCATCAGCATCAGTGATAACATTGACTGAAGTACCGCGCACATGAGATCCGATGATAGTTCCATTTTGTCCTCTTTTTGTAAAAAGGGTATTACCTTCTTTCCTGTCAACGTATATTGATTCGTTATTGATATTGATGTATACGTTTTCGGCAATATTTGTTGCATCGGTAACTTGAATAATATTAGCTGTTGTACCAATATCTTGTGCCAAACTTGTGACAACGTTGCTTGTATAACTTTGTGTTGCTCTTGGAACAACAGTGTAGGTAAGATCTCTGGTTGGTGTAGAAGAATCGTCTTGTACATATCCAATTTGTACTCTTTTGATGAGATCTCTGGATGCTTTTGAAGTATCTCCAACCGGGCCAAAAAGATAAGTTTTAGCAGTAAATCTTATAGTGTAAAGAAGAGAGCGTCTTGTGCTATAATTTCCTTCATAATCATCTTGCATCGTAATATTTTCGATAACAATTGGAATATCTCTCTTTTCTCCGATTGTATCAATTAAATTTACTGATAAAGTATACGCTGGTTGAAAATATGGCAAAATTTGTTCAACAATCTGAAGCATATCATCATTCAACTTAGTGAATATTGATAATTCAAATGACATATTATATGGAACAGGCATATAGGTTTTTCTGATTGCCGTTGCAATACCTACAGTCTGTGTTTTGAATGTTTGAGTAGTGGTAACTTTTCTTGTACCATCATATTGTAGTCCTGTAAATTCAAAGGACATTCTTGGAAGAGTAATCGACGTTGGTTTGTTGAGATCTGGCGATTGCTCTAATCTTGCTAAAAACTTTTGAGTTGGCCCATATGCTAAAGGCACTTTAATCTCTTCGGATACGTTACCATCGGAATCGAAATGCTTAATATCAATTCCATTAAAAATACTTCCGAACGCAATAATGGTTCGTCTTAAAATTTCATGGTAAAAGTATTCAAACATACAGATGCCTTATGTAACTTTATTTAGGGTTAAGGATTCCCAAATGGATTTGATTCTGAGAAATCTAAAATTCCATCATTAGCAAAAGTTTCAAATGTATCATTGTCTGGATAATTATTTACTGTATTGTCATCCTCATGAACTTTTATTACATAAGAGGCACTACTTTCTGAACCCACAATAGTTTCTCCAGGTATGAAGTCCCCAGTTGTATTGGAATATGTAAGAATGTTAGTGATTGTATTCCATGTCTTAACTACTCCAGTTACACCACTTGTAGATCCAGTAATGGTTTCTGATCTAATAAATGTTCCGACTCCGGCAGTAGGTGGATCTGAAAGTGTTATTGTAGGAGCATCTGTATATCCAGCACCTGCATTAGTGAGATAAATTGCAGAAACTGTACCGGCAGCAGATACAACAGCAACACCCGTAGCAGTTGTTCCGCCAGCACCTGGACTACTAAACGTAACAGTAGGAGCAGTAACGTATCCACCACCTCCACTAGTAACAGTTACAATACCGACAGTATTGTCAGAAATTCTAGTGGTTGCAGCAGCACCAACACCTGGATTAGTATTGACGCCGACAAAAACAATACCAGGATTTACAGTGTATCCTGCACCAGGATCAATTAACATAGCTCCTTGAACAACAGAACCAATTTGTGTTTTATCACAACAAACAATGTCGTCACGTAGGGTAGATATTCCAGTTGCTGTGGTTCCTGATATAGGAGATGAAATAAAAACACTGGGTGGATAATTATATTTTTCTCCTCTGTTTGTAATAATGATCCTGCTGATAGCTCCGCTTGCAACTCTTCCAGAGATAGCGGTTGCGGTAGAACCTGATCCAATAAGAGTGAGAGATCTGATATTTCCATCAGTATCGAAGGAATCATCGATTTCTTCGATACCAGTATCCAATATTTCATCTTCCCCTCTGAATAGTTCACAGGTTAATTCGTAAACGTAATTTTTTTGTAACTGATAAAAAGGTTTCTCATGTTCAACAAACTTTATTTCAAAAAGTCTGTCTCCAAGTGGGAAATAAATTAAATCGCCCTCTTTCGGACGAGTCGCAAGTTCAATAAGGGGCAAATTTGTGATTAATGGTGTGATATATGTTTCAAATCTTTCTTGAGAGATAATTAACTTGATTTCAGATGTTTGTTGAACACCAAATTTTGATAAAAGAACAGTATTGTCGCCATATCCATCAAAATTATCAACATATGCCTCAATGGGATATGATTGATTAAATTCTGATTCAATTACTTCGCGAATTATTGAACTTTTTGTTGCATATTGTCTTGGTAAGTAAAATACCTCAACGCCATACATTCTCAACTGTTCATTGATCAAATCTTGTACAAGACTTTGTTCTCCTTGAGAACCTTGTAAGAAAAATGGATTTAATGTCATCAGCCGATCATGTCAAGGGGGGGAAGTTCGTAAGTATTAGACATTTTTTCCATTATTTTATCTAAATCATTCTGTCCATCCTCATAAATTTGTCTTCCATTAAGTTCTACTCCACCAGGAAGTTTAACTCCTTGGAATTTCATGAGATTTTGTCCCCACTGACGTTTAATCAGAGCAGTTAAATAAGGTTTAATGAATGAATCATTGTAAACTCTTGCAAAATCATTAGGATCGACTGTTCTGAGACAATCAATAATAATATATTCACCTACGCTTAACGTACTCCAGTCAATATCAAGATATAATCTATCCATTCTTTGATTAAACCTTATTTGCTTATGAGTATTCAGTAAGAAATCAAGATCTTCAAGATATGTCTTTGTCATAGCATATGACAATAATTCAGTGTTCCCAAAAAAATAGACATCATTCAGGAATAATTGATATTTTACACTGAACATATTGTTAGTGATTGAATTACCGCCAGAAAATTGAAATATCTTGTTAATACCTATAACAGAAGGAGGAACTTGTAAATAATTACTATTTTCTTTATAGGAAAAGGTAGTAGCAGTTCCAACAATTGATGTAGTTGCAGAGGTTGTTGCAATTCCAGATGTAGAAGAAAGTCCAGCAGGTGCTCTACCTCTGTTTATATCATCTTGGGTGATCTGATACTTTAAAAATACTTGCCCAGTACCATCAAAATGTCTTTCGTGAAAATATTGAATGGCATCATCAACTAAGTCCTCGATTTGCTCATCAGCAACGTTAATTTCGAGAACAGGAGCACCTAACTTTCTTTTGCAGTAGTCTACTAACTCCGCTCTAGTTGATGGTTGAGCCATATCCTATATTTTTTAAGTATTTATGACAGTGTCTACGCTTATCACTGACAAGGTTTCTTGTTGCTTATAGTAAAGTTTTATAAAAGACTTTGCAATGTTTCTCAACATATCTCGATCATCACAACCATCAATCTCAGATGCTAATTTGGTGTATTCAAAACTCTTAGATAGATTATTAAGTTCAATTTTATCGGGATCCATAAAGTGCCTCTTTAATTAGTGATTTTAATTCAGAGATTTCACTATGAATATTAGCAAGATCTCTTTCAACATTCTGTATCCTAGTACTCTCTTCATCTTTGATGTTTTTACTCATCATATAAGAAGAGAAACCAGATTTGTCATTATTAATGATAGCTCCGGTTTCTTTGTCTCTGATGAGATTATTGTGTCCCTCAACTTTAAGATGTTTCATTATGCTAATGCAATTGCTCTAAGATTTTTGATAATAGGGGGATTTGCTTGATTAGTAGATGTAAGGAGAAGTTTTATTCTATATGATTTAAAGGAAGGAAGTTCATCAATTGTAAATACATGCTCCTTAAAATCTCTAAAATCTTTAGAGGGTGATACAAAAACATCAGATGATCCATTATTGTCTGCAATATCGATAATTCTTCCTCTCTGATCAATATTGTTAAATCCAGGGAACGCTTGGTAGATTGGATTAAAGTTTTGATGATCAGAGATTGCGAAGAATCCTCTTATATCGGAATCTAAATCTTTATATACGTCAACAATAATTTTAAGTGATGTTGCTGGATTTTCTAATAAAATTTCTTTAGAAAGATATTGGAAAGCAGTGGGATCAGATTTCATCCCATTCACTCTATTATCTGTAATGTAGTTATCAATTGCACTATTTACACGATTTGAAGAAAGAATCACACTCATTCTCTGAGTATCAATGATTGGAGAAACTCTAGAATCAATTGTTGATAAATTCAGTCGCAATGTCATTGATTTGTTTCCAGGCAAATTAGTGAGTTTTGCATCTTCATTTACCTTAGAAGCAATAATTCTTGGAGTAGAGAAGAAATTTTGCTTAGAAATTGAAATTGGTTCAAATCCTTGATCAATGTATGGAATTTCATTACCACTAATAGAGGAACCAGTTATAGTCCTTAGTTCAGCATCTATATCTGTTCCTGCTATGCTCTTATGTTCAATTTGTGGAGTTAAGTCTTCAAATTGAACATTATGAGTTGCTTTAATAATAGAACCACCAGCAGATTTAGTTTCATTCATGTAAAGAATTGGGAAACTTTCACTGCTTGAACGTCCTATTCCGCTTGATCCCATATCAAGTTTTACTTTATAGGTGTCAAGTGTGCGTGGATTAGATGCAGTTACATCATTTAAATTATGAGTTTTATTAATTCTTCTTAATGACACTCCGCCAAGTTCATACTTAAATACTTTACTTCCTGCGAGATAAGTATTAGAGATAGTGCTATCAACTCCCCTTTGACTGATAGTAATTGAATTTCCTGAAGCAGAATCATATGAAATGATCTCCTCGCCAATTCTAAGGTATCCGAGATTAGTTGTTCCGACGCCTACATTTTCAAACTTATCAAATCCTGTTGTAGAATCTACAGAAATAGTTGATGTAGAAGTAGAATCTAAATCTGCTGATAGTTTTATTGGAAGAATATCAGACTCAACATCGGAAATAATTACTCTATTATCTGAAAAATTCATTCCATGATGCTTATGGTTCACAGTAAAGTGAACTCCATCAGAAATAACATTGTTAATTCCGTCAATTAAGACATTTCCTCCTGTAGCATAATTAAGAGCAGTTGTAATTCCATTATTTTTCACAAACTGTAGTGAATGTCCAACACCAGTAATAAAGTCTCCTTGAACATTATCTAAAATAATTTCATTAGTGTTAGCAATTGATACTAATGAAAGTCTAAGATTTCTACCAAGGTTATTGTTACCGATTGTAGAAACTCCCAGTACATCACCAACAACATAACCTTGCCCACCACTTGCTGCTGAAAATTCTGATATGGTAGCTGCGGTTACTTGCCCATTTGTAACAGTAATGTCTGCTTTAGCATTTCTTCCACTGCTGGTAATATTAGTTAAATCAACTGCATTATATGTTAACGAACCTGAATTTGGAGTAAATCCTATACCAGAATTAATTACATTTAAACTTCCAGTTGCAATACCTGCATTACCAATATAATTTCCAGATGCATTATTACCACTTTGTAATACTGTATTTCCTAAGGTTAATACTTCATCTTGAAGTGTTGATCCAATACCAATGCGGATAGATCTTGAAGAAAGACTTATAGAATTAGGAAGTAATTTGGCAATTTGTTTATTACCAAGGCTAAGTTCGGGACTGTAAACCTCTATTGAACCATTTGTTTCAAAATCTGCTCTATAAATGGTAAATTTAAGATCATCTAACTGACTTGGTTCCCAAGTAACTCCATTTTGTGACTTGAAGAAAGATCCATAATAAGGAGGACTTGAAATAGATGATTGAGTGACTTTATCCTTTTCACCAACTCTTGATATGAATGCTTTATATTTTGTAGAAGCAGATCTTAAAACCATCGCATATTCCGTATTTGATTTGAGATATACGGGAGACGGTAAGACAAAAGTAGTTACTGCAGAACCATCATCACTTGTGTTCACTTGATCTGGTTTTAGAGAAATTGTTGATAGTGGAAGAACCGTAGTGGTTGGAACACCATTTCTAGTAGTTCTGAGTTCAAACGTAATAGGAAGGTTTTTATCATCTTTTGTCTCAAAGAAGATATCAACTTTACTAAAGAAAATGCCATTCGGTGCAAGTTCATTTGATACTAAGAATGTTTCTGCAATCGGATCATCATAGTGTAAAAAGCGATCTGGATCATTTAATTTCTCATAAGTTGTAATACGTCCGGCATCTTCTAATGCTTGCAACCTAGGGTTCTTTTTACCACCCAAAGTTGCATGTCCTTTAAATTCACTAGTAGTCATTGTATCACTTCTTGCAGAAGTGCCAATAACTCTTTGTGCTCCAAATCTCTCTATTTTTTCCGTTTGTGGTGGTATTTTAATTTCTCTAATATAAGCTTTTCTAACTGAAACGACACTATCTTGAGTATTTTCAATAATACCACTTATTGAAAATGTTGCAGTGGCGTGACTAAATGAGGAGTTAGTGCTATTATTTTCATTATCAATAAATCTAATTTCTTTATCACCAGTTTCAAATTTAGGATTTGTGTCAATTGAGTGATCGGGAACAAAGAAACTTCCGATGAGATCTGTACTAGAGTCTGAAACTAGTCTAACCTGTGATATAATTGCCTCTGCTTTACTGGTTTTACCAACCAATTTCATTTCTGATGCAACAAATCCCGTGAAAGTTCCCTGTGGTTCATTCGATAATGAAAATGTGTCTACATTTAGAATAGTAGATGTTGATGAATAAGATGCGGGAAGTGTTTGAGATGAATTATATGGATTTGTATCAAATACTTCAGTCGCACTATCAAATTTTCCAACTTTATGATTTGCTTGAGCAACTCTAAAAGTAATAGAAGCATCTGCTGCTGAAGCAGAGGTATCTCCTACTGAACGCATTGATCCTGTAACAGTTTCTCCGACTTGGAAAGTTCCCGAAGTCATATTGATTTCAAGAAGTTTGGGAATGCAATACTTGGTTATATTTCTACTATCAAAGAATCCATAAAATTGAGTATTTGGTTTTAAATCTTTAACTCTAAATTCAATATTTCTTGATCTTGCGTAAGAAGATTTATCTCTACTAACTACCTTCTTTCCTTGAGACTCTGAATCACTTTCTTTTACAAGTTGATATTGTATTCCATCTCTAGTTTTTGTACCAAAATCTCTTGTTCTACCTAATTTTGGACGATAAGTTGAATCAATTCTACGAGTTCTTCTTTGATTAAAATGTGACTCATATACAGTTGCACCGTAACCGTCGAAAACTTCTTCACTTCCAGTCCAGTTTTCTACCCAGTCATTCCATATTTTTGGAGAATATCCACTTTCATCTATGTTTAATGTTTTTGCTCTTTCAAGAACCTCTTCATAAGTTTCATTTGTGGACTCTCCGACATTTTTAGGTTGAAGTTCTTTAGTACTAGTCCAATTGTCTGATTCTGGAGTAAGTGTAATAGTACCACGCCAAAAATTAAATATAAATGGTGTTACACTCTCACTTCTTGTACAAAGTGACTGTTTTTCATACTCAACATCGGTGTAGTCAAGGGTTACAATATCACCTGTTTTTTTAATATTTGTTCCGTCTGGAGCTGAAAATTGCAAATCTTCAGTTTCAGTCTTATTTAAAATAAATGATATATTTCTTGCATATTGACTAGAGTGTAATTCTCCTTTGGAATGAGAATTTTTTTCGTCGTCTAATTTTTCTTGAGCAAGTTTAGTTGTAAAATTATCTACAAAGAATCCTGACTTGAATCTATTTAATCCATTTGCGTCTGGAACAAACAGATTAGCAGTATTTGTTTCAAGAAGAGACAATGATGTAAAGAATTCAAGATTTCTGACTCTATCTTCAAGTCTCTTTATATCAGCCATTCTAAAACGTTTGTAATCTAAAAACTTCACAGAAGCATTAGATACATCAAAGAGATATGGTGGAAGTGATATTGAACCTATTTCAAGAGAATCATCAACTGAATTTGGTTGCTGTGGTTTTTCAGCAGGAGTTCCAAATTTTACTTGGAATATTCCCTCACTTGACAAATAAATTTTATCAATTCTTCCCAGGTAGAAAGAAAAATCTGTAAGAATTCCTTCATTTGAAGCAAGAATATTTGGGGCAGAATTGCCTGTAACATTAAATAGTCTTCCTTTAAACTCTAAAGGAGATCTATCACCTTCAGATATTGTTTCGATATCAGATACCTTTGGACGAATATCAAGAATATCAGTGTTTCTTATATCATTAACATCTTGAATATCATACGTATAATCAAAATTTGAATAAGAATTTGCAGTTGTTATATCTCCATCATCTGTAGATTCATAGTAACCATTTGAGAGATAAACGATAAACCTTCTTTGAGGTGCCTCTTCACCATTTTTTCTAGTTAATACGCCATAATTAT